ACTTTTGGATTTTTTGTTGCATTTAAAAGTTCTTGAAACCGTGGAACACCTGCCGTTACGGATTTTTCGTTTTGACCCGCCTTGTGAACGCTGATACCATTTTTTACAAAATGGGCTAGACTATATCTTAAGTTATCATTGAAAATTGTCAATTTCCTCAAACCCACAAACATTTAGTCGTTGAACCTTCTCCATATCCTGACATGACGGACTTAGGAGCTTGGATGCGGATTGTCTTGATTCACACTTTCTTTAGGTTTTTACTAAAATAGAAATTACCTATTTCCAATATTATTTTTCAACAATATTTTAGTACTAAAGAAAACAAGAGTTTCCCGCAATTTGAATGTGTTGCCTATAATTTGATTGTGTTGCATGTAATTTATAGACTAGTTATATTTTTGTATAACTTACCCTGCTTTCTGCTCTTGAATGTTAAGGTATTCAGTGTGGACTGAGTATTCTTTTCCCCTATCGACTGCGCACACAATATCCCGATAGATTCACCTGCACTAATTTGACAATCATAATAATTTTTACATAATTCTTTTTTAAGTTCTGAAATCATACTTGGATAAATTTCTTGAGATTTTAACTGTGTGATAAGTTTAGTTTTTATCAGACGAATTACCGATTGTGCGGTTTCTGGTGGAATACGTGGAGATGGTTTAATAAAATCAAGTAATTCTTCAATTTCAATATCGGTTAATTTACGTTTCATCATATTTTTAGATTCTATATTTTTTTAATTTTGTTTTAAAATTAAAATTCAATTTTATTTTTATTATGCTCCTGATCCACCACGACTAGGAGGTCCACCAAACATATCTGATGAGAAATCTAATTGTCTTACAATAGGTATAGGTCTAATTTTTGGTGTTGATGGTGCAACTGGTTGCACCTTTTTTGGTGTTGATGGTGCAACTGGTCTATTTTTTGGTTGCACCTTTTTTGGTGTTGATGATGCAACTGGTGAACCAAATAGTGGAGTATTTAGCAATGATGTTGGCGATGATGTTGGCGATGATGTTGGCGATGATGTTGGCGATGAAACAATTGTCGTCGCAGGTGATGACGATTCACTCGTTTCTTGTATTGTTTCTAAATTAGAATAATATCTATTTTGTGGAGTATTTAGCAATGATGTTGGCGATGATGTTGAAGATGAAACAATTGTCGTCGCAGGTGATGACGATTCACTCGTTTCTTGTATTGTTTCTAAATTAGAATAATATCTATTATTTTGTGGAATTCTTGTATTTATTGATATAGGAGGAGGTATTGTAGGTGGTGTTATATTTATAGGTGTTATAGTTATAGGTGTAGATGGTGTTATAGGTGTTATAGGTGTTATAGGTGTTATAGGTGTTATAGGTGTTATAGGTGTTATAGGTGTTATAGGTGTTATAGGTGTTATAGGTGTTATAGGTGGTGTTGAGGTAGGTATTGTAGGAAGAGGAATAATTTTTTTAAAATCTGTAAATCGTCTTAAACCTAATCCATTTGATGAACGAGGATATTGAGGTTGTTGATGATTATCATCATCATTACTGTTTTCATCATCACAATATTTTTTACATTTTGATTTTAAAACATTAATTGCTTTAAAAATATCTTTAAATAATACTTCTATATTATCCGATTTACTATAAGTACCTGATATTTTACTTAATACTAATTTTAATTTTTCAGTAAATGTATTTATATCACAAATATTCTTTTTCTTACCATCTATATGTTCACGTCGTACAAAATAATCTGATAACACAATTTCATTATCATTAAATATTTTTAACCCTAATCCTTTATTTTTATTACATTTTTTTCTACACATATATAAAATATAATCTATTCTTGTATATATTTTTTTGAATAAAGCATTTATTTTATTTGAAGAAGAAATATTATACATTTTTTTTAATTTTTTTAAACTATCTTTTAATTCACCATCAAATTGAAACATAAAAAATGTTGTTAAAGCTTTTAATACTTCTTCAAGATCTTCAATATATTTTTCGGGGATACAATTTTTAGTACCATCACGTTTCTTCAAACTTCGTCGTTTCGGACTTCTTTTCAGACTTCGTTTCGGACTTCTTTTCAGACTTCGTTTCGGACTTCTTTTCAGACTTCGTTTCGGACTTCTTTTCAGACTTCGTTTCGGACTTCGTTTAGGACTTCTTTTCGGACTTCTTTTCAGACTTCGTTTCAGACTTCGTTTCGGACTTCTTTTCGGACTTTTCGTATTTCTTTGTAGTAAACTCTTTCGTTTCGGGCTTTTTCGTAAACTTTTTTTCATATATTTTTATTATAAAAAAAGATAATAAAAAATTAACAATTTCTGCATTTATTATTCCATTCAAAATCAAGTTTAATATGTTCTCTCATTTTATTGTATATCGTTTGTGTAGGTATTGCGGAACGACAAAATAAACATGGTATTAATTCTGCTTTTGTGCGGACAATAAAACCTGCATGTGTTAATAATTCCGCAAATGATAATTGATCTTCATTCTCAAAATTTTCTACAATTATAATTTTTTGCATTTTATTTTTTGAATGGTTTGCAAGCGTTTGCCAATTATTTTGAAGATGTGGATAATCACTCGAATATCTATTAACCATGTCAATAATCCAATTTGGATATTTTGATTCAATTAAATCAAATACTTCTTTCATTGTCTGTAATTCATTTATTTCGTTAAACGTTTTTTCTTCGGTTGTCATTTTTATTCTAACTTTTTTTCTTTATATAATTTTTTATTTTCTTTCTTTTATATAAAAAGATGTATGAAAAAAACAAAAGTGATGGTAAGAAAAAACGTAAAATATGTCATAGAGTCGGAAAAAATGGTATGCTTGAAAAATTTTTCTGTGACGATAGTAACACACGTTCTCCAATAATACGTAGTCGGAAAAGACCAAGACCTCATTCCCCACCTCCTTTTTCACCTAGAAGACCACCTTCTCCACCTTCAAAATTTTTAACCACATATTTAAAACCTCAAAGAAGAATGAGATTAGCATTAGATCGCAAAGGTAATTATCATGGAGTTCCAGAAGAATTACCAAATGATAAGAGATATAAGAGACATTTTGAAGATTTGGAAAAAAAATCAACAAGATATACTGATCCAGATGCAGATATTAATCCTCATATTAGAGAATATAATTTAAGTCAAGCAAAAAAACATAAAAATAAACCACAATTAGGCAGAAAAATTGGTTTTGGATTGAAAAGAACTGGTTTTAACCATGATGATTATGACGAACATGATGATTATTTAACACACGCAGTTAGACTCGGTGACGAAATGTTATATGCAGATTTACCACCAGTTTACGATATACCAATAATGGAAGGTAGACCAATATCGGAAGCTATCGAAGGTATGCCAATATTCGAAGGTGATATAGTAGATGGTAAAAGAAGACATTCTAAAAGACATTCTAAAAGACATTCTAAAAGACGTTCTAAAAGACATTCTAAAAGACATTCTAAAAAATAAAAAGTAATAATATCTATCCATAAAGGAATATATATTATGTTTAGAAATTACGTAAACGAAAGTTTAGACTTAAATGAGTATAATAAGATATTGAAAGATTGTGCTGAAGGACAAAGATATTGCAATGCTTTTTGTCAAAAATTTATGGATGAATCAGAATTTTACGAAAATAGAGCAAATTGTAAAATTTGTTTTACGCAAATTTCAAAAGCGAGAAAAATGATTTATTCTAATCAAATCACTATTGAACAATTCAAAAATAACCCGTCTCTTGTTATAAGAGAAAAACCCGATATTCCAGTCTTTCGTAATTGTAAAACTTGCGAACTTGATTTATCTCTTGATAAATTTGAAGCATATCGTAAAGAATGTATTCAATGTCGTAAAAAGAAAAAGAAGATTAATTATCAAGAAGAATTTGAAACAAAATCTCTTGTAGCGATTGAATCAGCAAAAACAGATATACCTACATTAACTAATATCATCAAAGGAATGTCAGCTGATTTACTTAAATTAGCGGTTAAACATTATCAAATATCTATGTCTGAAACTGATAGAGTAAAAGATAAAATTGTTGTAAAAATAATTGAGTATTTCAAATCACTGTTAAATCCTTTTATTTGTTTAGGAAATTGCGGAAATACTTTAGTTGAACAGTTTAGTGTTTGTGATGTTTGTAAACTATCTAAAAAAACTATTATTGAAGAAAAACTTATCGAATTTGAAAAAAATATCGATGAACTTATTCCGACTTTAACGTCAATGAAAAAAGATAGTCATTTATACAACAAAAAACAAATTATGATGATCGCTACAAAATTAGGTATCAAATATTATAAAACACAAGATAAACCTGTTATTATGGAACTTATCGATAAACATTTAGAAGATAAATTGAAAGAAGAAACCAAAATAGCAATGAATAATATCGGTGGCGAAATTAATCTCAATGGTATAACTGTTTTATCTCGCGAAGATGGATTTATTAACGCAACCGCTTTATGTAAAGCAGGTGGAAAACAATTCAATGATTGGTATAGATTAGAAAAATCTAAACTGTTTTTGAATGCTCTTTCATCGTCAACGGGATACCCCGCCGACATATTAATTCACATTATTACGAATATGAAAAATGAATTCAGAGGTACTTGGGTTCATCCAAGAATAGCAGTTAATATTGCACAATGGATTTCTCCAATATTTGATGTTCAAGTTTCTGGTTGGGTTTATGAAATAGCCGTTACTGGTAAAGTAACAGTAGGACAAGAAAAGACTTATCAACAATTATTAGAATTACAGAGTGAAAATAAACAATTAAAAAATGAAAATTGGAAACTCAAACAAAAGAAACAATATCATAAATTCAAAAAAGGACCTTCATTTTACATTATTAGTGATTTAGATGGTAAATCGGTTAAATTCAAACCTGGTTTTGAAGGTGTTGATGTTTTTACAAGAATGCAACAACATCGTAGTACAATGCCTGGTTGTAGATTAGAATATTTAATTTACAGTAATGACTCTGATTTGATTGAAAAAGCAGTTTTGAAACGATTCGAAAGTAAGAGAAAAATTGTTAATCATGAATGGATATTCGATATAGATGTTGATTATATTATAAAATCAACGAGAACTATTTTAGATGTTCTTAATATAGATTACAACGAAGAAACAAATTTAGAAGAATATAACGAGCAAATAAAAACAGATTTTGAATAATTTTAAATATCTTTATATAGAAAATTATTGAAATAACATTTTTATTTTTTTTTTATTTTTTCTCTTGTTATTAATAAATAAAATGTCAGGAATAGTAAATTTAGAAAGTGCCTTAAGAACTTGCAAAGTTGATACCGGATATTCTTCTCGAATGCAATCCGATCGTTTCTTAAATCCACGCAACCTTGTATGTCCCGTCTGGAATGGTTTAGACACGGCTGGTCGTGTTGCTTGTGCAGATTCTTTTAAGACCAAGAGAGAAGGTTGTAATAGTGCCGAAGATCGTGTTGGCGTTGAAAACTCTGTGTCAAGACCTCAATACATGACTTACATCTCTATGCAATCATCTGCTGGTTCTTACAACAAAAATTATCAAACCCCAGAAGGCGTTAGCGCTAATGTAAAAGAAGATTTTGTTGATTTTGGACAACAAAAGCAATATGAAGCTGGTTTCGGTGAGCAAAAATCAAGCATGATTATGAGACCTTGTGGATACAATAAGTACGATGATTTCTCCAGATCTCAAGGTTTGTAAAAAAATCTAACCATCAATTTTTATAACAATTCGTTATAAAAAAAGTTTTTTAAATTGTTTTATAATAAAAATGAAACCAAGTAAACAAAAACGCACACCACCACGACGTAAGACACGAAGTAAACCATTACGAAGACGTTCAAAAATATCTAAAGAAACATCTTTGTTAAAAAATTTAGCAAAAGTATTCATTAATCTTACAGAAATTGAAAAACAAAAATTACAAAAATCTTTAAGTCATAAAATATCATCAAAGCATCCAATAAGTCATAAACCACGTATATCATCAAAGCATCCAATAAGTCATAAACCACGTTCACATAAAATTTATGGCCATAAACCACATTCGATTAAAATATCATCAAAGCATCAAATAAGTCATAAACCACGTTCACATAGAATTTATGGTCATAAACCACATTCGATTAAAAAAGTTTCACCTGTAAAATTACAAGAAAAGAAAAAATCAAAAACTAAAAAAATGAACATATTTAATCTTGATAAAAAAACTTTTATTAATAGATCCGAATTGATTAAAAAAATGAAAAAAAACGATGAAAAAAGTAAAAAAGCCTATAAAAAATATATAGAAAATGTTGCAAAAGCATATTATAATCTTGAAAATAAATCATTAAAAATAGAAAAAGAAAGACAGAAAAAAGAAACAAAGGAAAAAGATGAAAGAAAGAAAAAAGATGAAAGAAAAGAAAAAGATGAAAGAAAGGAAAAAAACACCTTTAAATCGCCATCTCTTTTAAAAAAAGAAAAGAAAGCAGAAGAAACAAAGAAAAAAGTTAGTTTCAAATCACTTTCAAAATCTCCATCTCGTTTAAAAAACCCTTCAAAATCTCCATCTCTTTTAAAAAACCCTTCAAAATCTCCATCTCTTTTAAAAAACCCTTCAAAATCTCCATCTCCTTTAAAAAACCATTCAAAATCTCCATCTCCTTTAAAAAACCCTTCAAAGACCATTTAAAAAAAATTGATTTATATTTTCTTTTTATAAATTAATTTACAATAATGAGTTTTGATATAAGTTTTATTTGCGATTTAGATAACATTGAACAAGATCGCGTTTTTTCTGATATGGAATATTTTGAACATAGTAATTTTTTAATGAAAATGTCATATTTTGGTATGAATATTGATTTTCATTCTGGCGTATCTTCTATTTCTTCATCTGAGATAAAGAATTTTCTATATAAATTAGAAAATAATTTTGGTTCGTCGAGTATATCTTTCAATGGACATAATGGTTCTACATTATCTTGTGATTCAAATGGTAATTTATATTTACAAGTTTATACTTGTAAAGAATGTTGTTTCACTACTTTAACTATAAATATAAAACTTGAACAACAATCATTTGACAATTTTATAAATGTTATCAAAAAATTATTAAATTTCTCAGAAAAATATGAAAATTTAAAATTAGAAAGCGACGGTGAAGAACATTATGATGAAAACGACGAAGAAATAATTAGTGATATCGAAGAAAGACCTGAAGAAGAAGGTATTTAAAAACAAAAAATTTATGATTATATTAATGGTATATATTCCTATAACAGATTTTGAGATTCTTAAAGTTTCATTGTCAACTGATATGATTTATCTGAAATTTTATATTAACAAAAGTAATTTTATTACTTTTCCATTTTACATAAAAAATATAGAAAATGAAATTATCGAAAAATTTAAAAAAGTTCTTATTGGGAAAGATGTCGTCATCAATCTTAATTTTACTGAAGATGAAAGTAAGTTATTACAGATTAAAAAAGAATATATTCTTTTTGATATTATTAAACATTATAATAATTCATCTATTCAAGAAACATACCTCATTTTTGAAAATAATACAATTTTTAGAAATGCAATCAGAAAATTTATAAATTAATTTTTTTATACTGTATATTAGTATAAAAATATATATTAATTGGACTCAATTGAAAAACATATGCCGTTATCGCACAATTGTCTAAAATGTCAACCATGATTAATTTAAATTCAATTTTTTTATTTGTCGCAAAAATCTGATTTCCATTGATTTTCCATAATACGAACCGGATGTGTTTCTAAATTTCCTAATTTATAATATTTTATAATTTCTTCACGGAAAAGTTTAATTTTTGGAATTATTTTATTCCACCAATTCGTATCTCGATTTATTTTTACATAATATAATTTTGCATTTTCTTCAATATCATTTGGTTTAATATAATATTCAGCATAATATCCATAATCACAATCAATCATGTTCATATAAACTTGACATTGACTCCAATAATGCAATGGGATATTTTTTTCCGTTAATGGTTCACTACGGTCAGTTTTTAACGGACATTTAATTTCTAAAACACATTGTGTTTTATGAATTCCCCTTTTCCTTTTACGAAATGATTTATCCGCATCATATATTTCTTCTTCTATTTCTAAAATTCCATCAAGGCGTCCGGTGAGCCAATCTATTTCAGGATGTCTTGTATTGACAAGATTTGAATTTAATACAACATTTTGTTTTTTTCTGATATTTGTTTCAAATGAATTTATAGCTTGACTTTCATAACGATTACCATGGTCTGTAAATTTATTACCAAAAAACGGATGTTTATGTTCGATTTTATCTTCAAGTAATTCATAAGCAGTTTGATATGGATTAATCCCAAGAATAGTTGCAATATCACGTGCAGATATATTCGGAATTTTTATTTTATTGGAATACATTTTATTTTAATGATTTTTGGTTTTAAATATAGTTTCTAAATATATTTCCGTAATGATAATTTGAACTACGACCACACGATTTTTGAAAAATATCTTTATATTTTTCACTCATTTCTTCTACTGCATCATACCATGTATATTTATAATTGTTTCGATTTTTTGCCATTAGAATAATCATTTCATTATTACAATGAGTATGAAATTCAGAATAAACAAAATAACTATACTGAAATAAAATATCAGTCATTAACATTATTGCCACGACATGTTTGATACGATATTTTTTTAAACTTCCATTTATAAATGCTTTACATAATGTTGAATCTTCACGTCTAAACATAAGTTGTCTACTAAATTCACTATCTAATAAATTTGTGCGTTCACTTGCTGTTAAATTTGTATATAATACTTGATTATTATAGTTATCCATCCATTCTTTTATTAGTTGATTTTCATTTTTTTGTACAATATTATCATTAATTATTTGATTATATCTTTTAATCAATTTATCCTCAAGAATTTCTTTAATTTGAGATTTTGTTAAATTTTCGTAATATGTTGTCCATTTTTGATTTTCTTTGTCTTTTTTATTTTTTTCTTTTTCTAATTTTAATTGTTTATTGCGAATTTTGTTTTCTACCGATACAATTTTTAAATTATTGAAATTTGTTAATCCATGACTTTTACCATAAACATATTTCAAAATTTCCAATTTATTATAAAATATTATTCTATTTCTATACATTCGATGAAAAGAATAATTATGATTAAAATGACTTAATTCTTGATCGGTTAATTTATATATTTTCTTACAATCTGTTTGGAAAATTACACATTCGCAATTACTTTTTACGCAAATTTCACATAGTACCCCATTTTCAAGATCAAGACATTTCTGAAACCATATCGACTTATTATATGTATTTAAAATATTATAATAAATTTTAGTATTCACGATCAAATCAACTAAAATTTTATAATTATCGTTAATTAAATAATTAAATTCTTTTGAAACTTGTGAAATAATATTCAATTCGTATAAATTTAAATATTTTAAGATATCCACAAAACATGAAGATAAATCATAAATTGTAATATCACTTACAAAAGTTTTTTCGAATTTCTTGTGAGACAAACAATATGATCCCGATTTAGCTTTTCGAGAACATTGTTTACCTTTTTTTAAAATATAAGAACAATTCATATTTTTATTTCTTAATCTATTTTTTTAAATTTTGATGTAAATAAAGTTATCGAGGATTCATAATTACCAATTTACTTTCATTATTACCATCTTCGTCTAAAACTCGTTGTCAATATATAGTATAAGCTGTAAACTCAACACAACTTTCTTCATCACATAAACAAATTTCATTATTTTCAATCATAGAACATAAATCTGCAATTTGTTTTGCTTTATTATCCTTTAAATTGCTAATAGATTTAAACTGATGTTCCATAAAATCATCATAATCTACAAAGTTAATATCACTTTGGTATCGTTCCATTCTATCAAATGTGTATGTTGAAAATGTTTTTTCAATAAAATCATATATTTGTTTCTTATTCTTATTCATCATTAATATATTTATTATGATAATGTCAAATTCAAAATTCAATTTTTTTAACCAATTAGGTTAAAAAACTTAATAAAATTAAATAACGCAAGATTTTGAGTGTCTTGCTAATGTATCTTTTCTTGTATATTTTGAATTACATCTATTACATTCGTAATATACTTTATTTTCTTTATCTAATCTTCTACGTTCATTGTCCATATTTCTAGAACAACTTTTACAATTAGGACAATATCCATCAGCGTTAGAAAGATGTTGTGTATATTCAGAAGTAGGTTGCACTATATTACAAGTTTTACATTTTTTTTCTGTAATATTATCCCTTTGCATTTGTACTTTTTTATTTTCTTTTCGTATTTTTTTATTTTCTTTCTCACAATCTCTACATATAGTATGTTTTCCATCGTTTTTTGTACTATCTTTATTAAAAAAAGACATTTTTTTCATTATTTTGCACTTATTACAACTTTTTTCATCACCTGTGTCAATAATTTCGACTTTTTCTTTCTTGACTTTTTCTTTCTTGACTTCTTTTGTGTATATAAATTCAGCAGAATCTATATCATCTTCAATCATTTCGTCAGATGATTCATCTTCATCTATTTCCTCTATTTCTTCTTCATCGTCTTTAATTTTTTGCTGATCTTTTTCTTCATCAACAATAATATCTTCTAAACAACGATAAATTTCACAATCAATTTCTAACATTTTAATTAAATTTTCAACAAATTCTATTACTTCATTTTCTGATATATCTATTATCCATTCTTCTCCATATGTAGCAATATATTTAGAATATTTAGTTTTTACGCATTTTTCAATTAAAATATAATGTTCTGTAAAACAAATATATAGAAAATCTGGATCGAAATATGTTTGATATCCAGATTTTCTACCGTTTAAATTTAATGTTTTACCAAATTTAGTTTTATAAGTAACATCTTTATTTTTTACTATGTAAAAACATTTTCCTTTTCTTAATTTGTGAACTCGTCTTTTATATAATATGCGATTATGTGCTTCTTGAAGTTTTAAAAATTCTTCTTTAGTTTTGATTATAACATTATCTTTATTTTGTATCTGATTTCTTAAAATAGCATTCTCTTCAGTGATTGTTTGATTTAATACATGTTCTAACTTTATATAATATTCATGAACTTCATCTGCTTTTTTTGTATTTGTTTTCATACAAAATTTTTTGAATGTGTTTATATTTAGATAAATATTTTCTTTATTTTGCCCTCCATGTTGTTCAAAACTCGCTCCCGACGTTGCGGGAGCAAAGTTTTGAACTTTATAATCAATCTCAATTGTAAAATGTTTATTCAATAGTGTTTTAGCGTGGTCTTTTCTACTAAATCCGCACCATTTCCACACATCATCAAAATTAATAACATAATCATTATATTCATTAAAATTCAAGAAACAATAAAAGCTTGCTACAAACATTTGTTGTTGCGTTGGAGTAAAAGAATTTTTGATTTTATCAATTAGTTTGTTTTGATAATCTTGAGTTAATCGTGTTATCGGATTTGTTTCAATCAAATCTACAATATTAAAATTGTTAATAGTAATAGGATTAAATTCTGTTGTCATATTTTATTAATAAAACGTTTGTCTTTAAATTAATATTTGTAATTTTTACATGGCGGTTTATAATAAAAAGCGTTTGCCATCCGATTATATTATGTAAATATTTTTTCTTAACCTGCTATTGGTTAAGAAAAAAATCAGGTTAATTTTCTTCAATAAATTTAATTATTGATTTTTTCATATCTGAATCATTTTTATATATCCAATTTACCATCATCGAAGCTAAATTTGAATGACAAAATGTTACTTTCATTCCCATTTCATCCATTACATTATTACCTGAAATATAATGTTCGTCTAAATTTGGATAATTTTTGTATGATAGAGTTTTATTGAAAGATTTAATATTTTTATCCGCTATTCTAAATAAATCTGTGACATTAATAAAATTTGAAATATTCTTTCGTATTAAACTATTGTTTATATAAAATGTATTTTTATCAGATTTTGTATTATTATATAATTCAACTAAATTGTTTTTCAAGAATATTCCCAAACCTTTGTAATTATTATTTATCACCCCTAACCATTCTCCAAAGTTTTCAACTAAATCTAAACAAATCCATGTTCCTTTATTTTTATTTGATATGTGACTTAATTCACCTAATCTTTTAATTTCATTTTCTACATCTTTTTTGCGTTTCCATTTATCTAATCTATGTGTCTTAAACACAAGACTATTCGCGTTTAGATAATAAGTATTATTATAAAATGATACAAAAATTTTAAGATTAATATCATTATACGTAATATTAATAATTTTGTGAGAATTATAAAGAATTAAAGGATCAACACCATCATCGGGTTCAGCAAGTAGTGGCGCGGGTTGTGATTCATGTCTTTCTAACAAATCTTGAATCTGAACACTTTTTAATAAATTAATTCGAGTGTATATTTTACCAATAACTTTAGAAACATCAAAATCTTTTTCATCGGGATTAAAACGAACCCAATTATCATCTGTTAAACCTAATTTTTCATTAACAAAATCCATTCTTTCTCTTTCTTTATATGGTTTTCTATCAGAGTGTCCATTCTCATCACATTCTACTACGATTTTATATTCTGGAAAATATAAATCGAGGTAATATCTTCCGACTTTAAATTGATCTTCAAATTTTTCAGTCTTGAAAGAGTTTGTTAAAGCTGATAAAGTTTGTTGTTCTTTACTGAGACATTTACGATTTGTAGTTACAATTCCGAAATTTTTAAGAAAATGAAGAACGTCAGGGGAAATACGTTTTCTGGTCTTAATCAGAATCTCGATGGCACCATCACGTGAGATGAGAATTGTTCGAGGATCTAATTCAGGGATTTTGACACCCGGGAAATCTCTAAATTCTAAACGATTACATTTAGAAATATTATCGTTTATAGTTTTTGCAGGATTTTTATATCCTAATAATGCTGTTATTTCGTATCCAACAAAATATTCAAAATAAAGTCCATTACTAATATAAGAATAATTAGCAAGTTCTTTTTTATCAGACATAATATCATACACTTTGTCAGTGTCTGAATCGCTAATAAATACAAGTTCAAATTTTTGATTTTCCATTTTATTAATAAATCTATTTCTTTAAATCTAAATAACTTTATTAAATAAAAGTTATTTAGATTTATTTCAAGTCATGTTTAACTTTGATGTAAAAATAAGCACGAAAACCAGGATAACAAAAATCTAAGTCGTTTTATTTTTTCAAAGTTATTTAGATTTTTCAAATAATTTTAACTTTGAAACCAAAAAAATATAAAAAATAAACGTGAAATATACATAACAAAAATTGTTTTATAACAAAAGTTATGAGTTTTTTGAACTAATATTATCATTTATTTCAATTATTTCACATATAACACACTGTATTTCAGTCTAAAACAATGTATTGAACCGATTTTTCATAATTTTTTATATAATTATATATTTTATAATTTCTTTAAAACACTATATCATAAAATAAGAATTTTTTTTTATTTTCTTGTTTATTATAAAAAATGTCTGCATTAACTTCTTCAAATGTTACATCCGGATTCATCGATTTAGCCACTTTCGATGAAATCGAGAAATACATGTATGGTGGCCCCGATGCCACCGCGTATTTTGTCCGCGAAACACGCAAGTCAACTTGGTTCACACAAGTTCCAGTCGTCCTTACTAAGGCCTCAGGAACCCCTGCTTTTAACCAAGACTGGTCTGTATCAATTTCTCGAGCCGGTGATTATTTACTTCAATCTTGGCTTAGATTAACCACTCCTGCTGTTACCTTATCCACTACCGCTGGTGCTGGAAATAAGTGTATTAGATGGTCTAGAAACTTTATGCACAGTATCATTAAGGAATGCAACGTCACTTTCAATGACTTGGTTGCTGCTCGATTTGATAACTACCACCTTGATTTCTGGGCAGCTTTCACCGTCCCTGCTTCCAAGAGAAATGGTTACGACAACATGGTTGGTAATGTTAGTGATTTGATTGATCCTTCCCCAGCATTGAGTACTATCCCTTCTTACACGTTGAATCTTCCTCTTCCATTTTTCTATGGACGTGATTCTGGTGTAGCTCTTCCAACTGCTGCTCTTCCATACAATGAAATGAGAATTAACTTCTCTTTCCGTGACTGGACTGAACTTCTTATCCTTTCTACTGCCAATGAACAAACTAACAGTGTTCAATTGAATTCTTCAGGTGATCAACTTGAAAACGGTATTCCCCAACTTGGAAATTGCCAAGTTTGGGCTAACTATGCCATCGTTTCCAATGATGAAAGAAAGAGAATGGCGTGTGCACCTCGAGATATTCTTATAGAACAGGTTCAGACTGCACCTCGCTCTACTTTCACACCTCTTACTAACCCCCAACAATCTTTCGATATTAGATTTTCACATGCCATCAAGGTTTTGTTCTTCGCTGTCAGAAACACCACTTGCAAGTCTGAATGGTCTAACTACGCCACTTCTTCTCCAACTATCGCTCTTTCTGGAGTAAGCCCAGTTATCTCTTTCTACCCAAGTGCTTCTGCCGATCCAATTCTTCAAACTTCTCTTATTTATGAAAATACTAACAGATTATCTCAAATGGGTTCTGACTATTTCTCTCTTGTCAACCCTTGGTATCACGCTCCTACCGTTCCTGATTTTATCGGGTTCCATTCCTACTCATACTCTCTTGACTTCATGAGTCTAGATCCTATGGGTTCAACTAACTACGGTAAGTTGACCAACGTTAGCATCGTCCCCGAAGCTTCTGCTTCGGCCAGTTCAGCTGCCGCTGGAAATTCTATTCCTGATGGAACTGGTTCTGGATACTATCAAGCTCAAACTTTCGAATTCGTTGTTACTTGCATTAACAACAACATCATCCGCGTTTCAGGCGGCGCTTTAGGTAAACATGGGAAGCCTAAAATAGGTAGATGTCTTAAAAGATGTGGTAACACTTTTAAGAATAAACATTTGAATTACCACCAATCAGCAGTTTCTATTTGCTAATTGATATAACTACCTAGTATATTGATAAAACAATATGCAAGATAATTTATAACGACGGGAAACTCCTTAAAAATTATACTACCAAGCCATTATAGAAATATAATGAGTGGCCACGTTAAAAGCGTCGGGTATGGTAAGAATGTATAATAATTGGACAATCCGCGGGTAAAGAATATTCAGTTGTATGACTAGACTAATATTCTCCCTCAACGATCACTGGATTATCGGTCTGTGTGTTTAGTCGACACAATAGCAGGCTTAAGGTATGATCTGACTCTTTTCGAAAGACTCGGGATTTTAGAACTCGTTCCCTGTTCTATGAGGAGCCTTATACAGGCTCAAAAACTTTTCAAAAATTTTCGAATTTTTTATACAACTGTTTGTATAAAAATTAATGTGTTTTTAATTTTGAACGGTGTCGGTTTCTCAGACGTCATCCATTCATACCCCATATTTCATACGTAAATTTAAATTTTCCATTTCAAGTTCTTTAATTCGTGCATTCGCTTTATCTAACTGAAATCGTAAGTCATTATCCTTTATTAAATTTTCAACTATACCGATAAAATGAGTCAAAGTTGACGGAATTTTAAATATTTCAGATTGATTATGAAACTTAACATTATAAATATTCAAAAGTTCTTTAATTTTCTTTTCTACAGGTTCACCAGAAATTTCAAATGCTTTAATCATCCTAAACTGTTCGTATTGACTTTCGCAACTGGTATGTTTTTTCTCACATTGATGAATATTACAGTCAGAATAACCAACTTTGACTAAAGATTTACCGATATAAGCAATATATAAAACACATTTGTTTGTGTATAAAGACCAGTCATGTTTCATTTCTAATTCTTCAGCTTCTATATCAATAGCCGATAAATCAAGCAATTTACGAACAGGTCTTTGCAAAATCATTTTACTTTTGTCTTTAATTTCATATATACCTTTCTTTCGGATAGAAGGTAAAATATCACCGCAAACAAAATTTTGAAACTTATCAGCGATGGGTTTATTTGAACGCATAATAATTTTATAAACCGCAGATTCGTTGATAATAGTCATTTCTTGCGGGCCTCCAAGGGTACTCAAAACTTGAGCACCCTTCCATTCATCCTGAATATTACGAATAGCACTATCAAGTTTTTTCAAATCTAAAATATCACAAATATCTTTAGCAACAAACCAAGGATCATCATATGTTCCAACCGTTCTAATAACTTTATCGTCAAATTTAAAAATTTCAATTATCTTGTTTTCATCGCGATTATCTTTGCTTTCCGAAACATCTTCACTGACAATTTCAATTTCTTTACTTTCTGACACACCTCCATCAACAGATACATTTTCCCCATGATTATCTTTACTTTCCTCACAGCCTCCGTCATCTTCACGATTATCTTTACTTTCTTCATCATTTTCAAGTTCATCAAAATCTGTATGATTTTTGATTAATTCATCTTTTTTCAAATTATTATACGAAGTAAATCCTCGTTCCTTTGCCAAAACTTTAAGCTCTGTCATAGTCATTTTATCATAATTCATTTTATCTTCTTCGTAAACAGCGTGTGGATTTCTCTCAAGAAGACTAATTAAGCCGTCTTTTGTTTTAATATGAGCATTCTGCAAATTGCGGTCTTTACATAGTTTTCTCAAATCAGGGACATTCATCAATCGATAATCAGGTTTAGAATCATCAATTACAATTTCATCATTTTTATTCCAAATATTTTTTCGTCTTTCAACCATTTTCAACATTCTATCATGCAAAGTTTTAATTGCCGTAAAGTTAGTAATTCCAATTTTATATCCATAATTCGGCGCAATTTTTCCTAAAGCGGAACTACTCATTTTCTTCCAGCTTTCTACAACTTCATCAGGAATAGGTGTTTTAATCAATTGAATATAATCGTGATATTCCTGTGTAGGTTCAAAACGACGTGCAGTGTATTGATCGTGATCTTCTTCATCTGGATGTTCTCTCGCATATTCAAAAGTAGCAATCCATGTTTCAATAATATCAGACGATAATCCGCCTCTGCTGGATTTACCGATAAATAATCTGGCCAAATTCGTACAATTAATAGATTCTTTGGCTTCAATTAAATATTCATAAGTAATTCCATATCTTGTTGCTTCTTTGCAAAAATTCTTTGGATTAGACATATGTTTCTTTTTCGATGTTTTTAACAGTTTGTTTTCCATAACTAATAGTCTTTTATATAAAAAACCTTTTCTTTAAACCATTATTTTGAAATTTTTCTTTTATGTAATGATTTTCTTTTACGAGATTTCGATTTCTTTTTACGAGATTTCGATTTTCTTTTACCGTCTTTTTTAAACTCAGGGCATTTGTTATCTTGATGTACATATTTATATGCTTTCACAACTTTTTTAAATTCATCATTATTTTTATCTTTACCTCGTTGCCATTTTACCATTGTTGGACCATCTTTAATACCTTTTGATTTTAAAAATGTTATGTATTCTGTGCACGTTTTTATTCTTAATTCTTCGGATGCTCTTCTTATAGATTCTTTATTTGCTTCATCGGTTCTTTTTTCTTGTCTTTTTAGTTCTTCTTCATCTTCTCGTTTTGGTTCATTATAATTATATATAACTCTGTTAATTATTGCATTGATATATGAAGAACTTACATGTGAACAATTAATTTGTTCATATTTGTCTGGTTGTATAATAAAATTTAATAAATTTATTTGTTCTAAATTTAATTTACGATTATTTTTTATTACTATATAGTTTTTAAGAAGTAACCATCCTCCGTCTTGTGATCTTATATCAACATCTATAATATTTCCATAATTCGTGTAAAAAATATAGTTTGTTGTATTATATCCTTCATTAGTCATATTTACACCTATAAAATATTCATCTGAATTTAATGTTGTATTTTTAATATCTTTTGAATATTTATCCCATAAAC